CTCAAAGATGATATTGAAAGCCAACCCTGGGCAATGGAAAGCGGGTTTACTATTTCAGGTAAAGATGCGGAGGTTTGGGATGTTTGGGATACAGAAGGGAATATTGTTTATGTTGACAAGAAGATAGTTTACGAGCAGGAACACGCCTTTGAGTTTTGTCCTGTGTCTGTTCAGGTTGTTCCATTAGGATATGGGGCGATACTATTAGATGATATGAGTGCCCAATATGAAGGAGAGTCCATATTCTTTCTTATTAGAGATTTGATTCCTGAACTAAATAGGGTTATAAGTATATCCCAAACATTAAACCTGAAATCTGTTAAGCCTCCGATAGTACAAAAATTAAAGGGTGCTGCTACTAGGCAAGGGGCTGAATATAAAGATATAATGGATTCTGAGGCAGCTACTGTGATAGAGCCAGAAGAGAAGATAGAGCCGATACAATATGGCGATATAAGGGCATCCTTTGATAGGGCCTATAATATATTAGAGAAAGCTATACAGGAAGGTTCTTTAACCAATATAGATATAGGCGACCCAAAGCAGCCGTTCTCGGCTGTAGCTTTAATTGAGATGGGCGAAACCAGAGGGCAGGTATTGCTTCCCAGGTTGGTAAATAAGTCTTTAATGAACGAGTCTCTAGCCGAGATGTTCACTAAGCAGGTTATACAGATTGGTGGTAGCGTTGAGCTGGGACCTCACGGACACAAGAGAACTTTCCAGACCTCAAAGCTGGATGGTGAATACTCTACTGAATATAAATACTTCATTAAATCACCTAAAGAAGATATAGCCCGATACTCAATAGCCTCTGCCGCTGGGAATTTGATTTCCAATAAGACAAAGCGTGAGACCATTTTACAACTAGAAGACCCAGACGGTGAGCAGAGACAGCTTGATGTAGAAGATGCTGAAAGGTTATTCCCTGCAATCAAGGCCGATAGGGTTATTAGAAGTTTAGTAGAAGAAGGCAGGGATTACGAGGCAGAGTTAGCATCAGCTCAAATGGGAATGGAGTTACAGGCAGTATTGAGGGGTGAAGTGCCAGAAGCAGAACCCGCCAGAGAACCGACACAGGTTCAGGCAGCAATACCAACACTGGGCATTGGTGACGAAAAGACATCGGCACAAAAAGCGGCTGAATTAGAAGCCACACCAAGGGAGGGTGCATAATGAAAAGCAAAAAGATTGTTTGCGTGGAATGGGATGATGCTGGTTTTAATTCTGGTTACTATGATAAAGACAACAAAGACATTCACAATCCGATAATTGTAAAGACAGTTGGGCACTTAATTGAAAAGAACAAGTCTGTGATTATTGTAGCCACTGATAGATTCCAATATGCAGGGCAGTCTGAAGACCAACGACACATTTCAACAATCCCTAAGAAAATGATTAGGCGGATTACATATTTGGAGGAAAGCAATGCCTAAATTCACATACGAAGAACATCAGGAAAGGATGAGAAAACTACTAACACCTCCAACGCCCATTACCCCAATAAGACAAAGGTTGGAGGGATTAAGGTTGCGATTTCCCAAGTTACTACCGTTAGGTAGAAGGTTACTACGAAAAAAGTAGGAGATTAAATGACTACTGGTATAACACATAAGGAAATACTAGAGATTGAGAGAAGGCGTAAGAAGCCTCCGATTGAGCCATTGGCGGTTCCCGAAGAGGAACTCCCCCCTATTGAGCCAGTAGAGGAGTTACCTCCGGTAGAACCTGCAACCCTTGAACCTGCTGAGTTATATCCACTTATTGCTCGGCTTTATCCTAGTTTTCCGACCTTGAAACCTGAAGACCTGCCAACCAAAATGGTTGAATTAAGTTCTTTGGCACAAGAAGACCCAGAGGCATTTCTTTACGACCTTGATGTTAGAGCAACCCCCGAAGAGCGTGATTTTGTATTGCGAACTCTGGGTGTACCCGAGGAATATTTTGTTGAGGTTGAAGAACGGGAAGCAATGGTGCAAAGTGTATTCCCCGACTTGACTACCGAAGAATTCATTGAATATGTTGAAACTGATTGGGAGAGTTTTCTGGGGGATATAAAGGCAATGCCTAGAACCATCGCCAGTGATAGGCTATTACAATATATAGGCTTTACTCGGCGAGATTTAGAAACCATCTATGGAATGTCGGATAAGCGTAAGCGTGAAATACTCCAAATAGGTGGTGTCCCCGAAGATGAAATTAAAAAGATTATTGAGTTATCTAAACTTGACTTAGATGCTGAGGGGTGGCGGGCAAAATGGGAGGAGGTAAGCGAACCTTACCTCTGGGGATTTTTAGATACTTTGCCGATGAGGTCTATATCGGCTGGCTATGGTGATTTGGTTTCTGGGGCAGCAGGTGTAGCTGGTTGGCTTGGTAATGAAACACTAAGGGGAAATCTACTAGAGATAGCAAGGTCTTTTCATAGGGTTGCTCCTCCAGTAGAGGAATGGGATGTATCACTAAAAACCCTGTTAGACCCACGCTTTTGGTCAACGGTAGTAGCAAGGGCATTACCCTTTTCAGTAGCGATGATACCGATTAGTTTAATGACCTTTGGCACTGGCTCAGCAACATTGGCAGCAGTAGGAGTAGGAACTTGGAAGGCTCATCTTATAGCATCTATATTTGCTGGTGCTAGTGGAGCAATATTGGAATCATCTTTTGAGGCTGGCAGTGTTTGGAATGAAGCGAAACTTATGGGATGGTCTGATGAAGATGCCGATGAAGCTGCCCAAAGCACTTTTACAAAAGGAGTTGGTGCTCTTACTGGCACGAACGCAATACAGCTCTTTGCCGCCTTTCTCCCTGACCCTACGGGAACACTTAATAATCTAGTTGGTAGGGGGTTAGCTACGGTTGTTAGGGTTGGTGGCAAAATAGTTACCGTGTCCTTAACTGAAGGTGGTGAAGAGGCAATACAGAATGTTATTGAAAGACAGGCACTGGGACTTGAGGTGGAGTGGGACAATGAAATGAAGATGGCATTTATGGTTGGTGCGATTATGGGTTTTGGTATGGGAGGTGCCGCTGATGTCCTCACTACAATCACTAATAGGGTTTCAGGGCAATTACCTACTGATGTCAAGCCAGAGTTTGATGCCACGGTAGATAGATTAAAAGCTGATGGTGCTTCTGATATACAGGCTAAAATTGAAGCACTTGATGCGATAGGTGATAACAGGGAAGTTCAGGATATTACTGATAGGGTTGTTGAAGAGGTTATAAAAGAGGAAAGCATTGAATCCGTTAAGCCTGTGGATAAGACTGAGGCATTGGCTTGGGAACATATAGCTGAACCCGAAGCAGTTGTAATACCAGAAGTGCCTGAAGCACCACCATTGATGGCTGCCTTGATGAAAGAGGGGGCAGAATTAGTTGTGGTTGCCGAGAAGATAGAACCCACCAATACTTCCCTAGTTCAATTCAAGGAGTATCTAAAACAGGCACAAGAAGCAGTTACACCAGAGGCGAGGGGAGAAGCCTTGGCTGGTATGGAAGGATTAGAGGATGCGGTAAGGGCTATTGTAGAACCCCCAGCAGTTGAAGTTGCTAAACCTCCAGTAGAACCTGAAGTTATAGCTGAAAGGGCTATTACCAGTGAGCAAACAGAAAGCATAAATACCCTTGCTAAAGAAAAACTGATTATGACTGAGGAGGGTAAGACTAAACCCCAACTCCGCAGGTTAATGAAAGCCCTGACTGGCAAGAATAGAATTAACCAACTAACTCAGGGTGAAGCTGATTTAGTAATAGAGGCTGTTGGTAGATTAGAAGTCAAATATGGTAGACCCCCAGTGATACCGACTGGCGTAGGTTTAATCACCGCAGAGTTTGCTGATAAGATACCACTCCTTAAAGAGATTGGGATATTAGAGAAGGTTAGACCTACTCGCCACGTCTTTGAGAAGATGGGATTAAGGCAGGAAGTTTGGAAGCCAGCATTTGAGGCTGAGGTTTTAGTTTATGAAGAGCATCAGGCTTTTGATAAGGAATTAAATAGAATTGGAAAGCTGGTTGGCAAAGACCCCGCAAGGCGTAGGTTAGTGTTTAGGGAATTAGAAAATCCAGGTTCTCAAGTTGGATTAACCTTTGATGAGAAACGGGCAGTTACTTGGTTCAGGAAATACTTTGACAGCTGGGCTGATAGGCTCAATTTACCAGAGAATAAACGCAGAACGAATTATGTAACCCATATCTTTGAGGAAGAGATAAGCCAGCAACTCAAAGGTAAGCATCCAATAGACCCCGAACTTATCAAGGCACTTGATTTTATAACTCCCAAAACAGTGTTTAATCCATATCTCCAAAGGCGGTTGGGACAGACGATTGGATTAAGGGAAGACCCATTTGCTGCTGCCAAGGCTTATGAAGCTAGGGCATTAAAGGTGTTCTACTATGAGCCACTTATCCAAAGAATTAGGGTTTATCAGAAATACTTACCTCCGCATTCAGCGAGGTATTTGAGCAACTTCATTACAAGAATCACAGACAGACCCCTTACCATAGATAGAGAATTAAACCGAACAGTCAATGAGTTTGCCGATAGGGTTAGGGGGCTACCAGGCGGAGAAGCATTTGCCAATTCGCTGACAAGGGGCAATCCAGGCGGAATGATATCTTATAATCTTACCAGTGTTCTATACACTTTGTGGCTTGGCTTTAAGCCTACATCTGCTATCAGAAATCTGGGACAGCATAGTTTAATTATTGCAGAAGCAGGGCCGATAAACTTTGCTAAGGGACTAGGCCTGCGAGTTACCCCAGAAGGCAGGGCTGCCCTAAAAGAAAGTTTGGTATTGCGTTCTCGTAGGGGAGCGTTTATACCTGCGATTGATTCTTCCTTTGCCAGTAAGTGGACTGATAGTTTTCGTGAAAAAGCTTTGTGGATGTTCCGCTTTGCTGATAAGCAGAATGTATCCGATGCCTTTCTTGCTGGTTATGCTGAGGCTAAAGAGTTATTCCCCAATGCTCCCAGGGAATTGTGGATAAATAGGGGTGATGAGGTAGCTGCTGATACGCAGTATCTCTACACAAAATTTAATAGTTTTTCTATGTCTCAAAACTCTATTGGCAGGGTATTCTCAATGCTAACCACTTGGACTGAAAATTGGATGGAGTTAATGACTAAGTGGATTAAAGTAAGACCTTCACAAGTGTTTCTGGCTTATACAAAAGAGACAGGTCAAGCAATGCCTGTAAAGAATTGGTCACAGACCAGCAAAGCCATCTTAATGTATATGCTCATTGTTGGACTGGGATATGCACTTAAAGAGAAAACTAGACTAAAGGCTTGGGAATATACGGGGCTAACCTCATTAAGTTATTTAGCTGATATAGTTGGTGGCGATTTCCCTGCCCTACAAGCCCCTGGTGCTGTTGCTGACCTTGTTGTGGGCTTTGTTACTGATGATGATAGGCGACTTAAAACTGGCTGGAACAGCCTGAAGTCAACTTTTATTCCCAGCATAATCAAGCAGATGAATTATGTGGCGACCGGGGAAAGGGATTGGCTAACATTACTTCTTTATCTTGAAGGCAAGGATATAGAGATAAAGCGGTTAAGGAATAAGTGGGAGAAGGAATTTGAAGCCTATCCACTTTTCAAAGATGATGAGGGTATATATGACCCAGACCTTAAATTTGAATATCTTAAAGCACATCCACAGCAAATTGGTTGGTCTGATGCTAAAATCAGAAATCAATGGAGAATAGATAATCCCAAAATTGAAGCTAAAATGTTTATTGTGGGTCAATTTACGGTATTGTCATCTGATGAGGCTAGAGCAGAAGTTCTAAGGCTTATTGAAGAACACAAGATAGATACTGAGTTGATTGATGGCTATGAGAAGGTATTTGGCATTGACACAAAGCCTGAACTCCAGAAGTTTCAAAATAGGCTCGGTGAACTTGAGAAACTGGTTGTTGCCGAGCCTGCGGAATACTTTACCATCAGCAACTTCCTTACCGAAGTAAATAATTATGTAAGAATACAGGGCAGGTCTAAGGTAGAACGAGACGGACACGCCCTTGCTATTGAGGCACTACACGCACAGGATTTGTGGGAACCGTATTACAACCTAGAAGAAGATGATGCTAGATTATTGTGGCGACAGCAATTCCCTGATGTGGAAGCCCTGCTTTATCTGTTTGGCAAAGTATCCTCCTTTAAGAACCCCAAGAGTGCTGAGATACTACTGGGCTTAATGAAGAAATACGACATACCCCCAGAAGCAATCAGGGCTTTTCTGGACGACCCTAGTAGGTATGATGAGTTATTCACCCAGAAGTTTGAACTGGAGCAGAAATGGTTTGACCAGACTACAGAATATGAGAACTTTGGAAACACAGAAGCACCCAATTACATAGAGGATGCGGAGTTACGCAAGGAGGCAAGGGCAAAATTCAAGGAAGACAATCCTAATTGGGTTGCTGATATGAGGCGTATAGAAGCTATTGATAATGACGCATCAGATGAGATTATGGAGAAATGGGTTGACAGGGGTAAAACCATAGACGAGTTCGGTGCTGGTAGTTCTCAGGCTAAGGTTTGGTTATTGGATAATCCAGAGGCTCACAAGTGGGCATTGGACAATAAGCTACTAACCGATGACGGTAGTGATTGGAATGAAGATGTACTGCGTATCAATGTTGAACTAGATAGATTGGCTGAAGCCTCCGAGGAATACAGGAAACTCAATTACAAAAAGAACGCCCTTCAAATAGATTTCCCTGAAGGGCAGATAGACAACTACATTGATTGGTATATGACAGAACGCAAGGATTATGAGGATGATTGGTTCTTAATGGAGAACCCTGAATTCTACCAAGCTATGGTTGACAAGGAGATTATTCAAGAAAAAGATTTTAGCAAAGTCCCCACCAGAGAGGTTTATGCCAAGTACCTTGGATACCTCAAGGAAAAGAAAGTAAAGCCAGATGATTGGGAAGATGTAAATAAGACTGACCTTTGGTATGAGGATGACTGGTATCTCATAGAGCACCCAGATATTTACGAGGAGGTTTATCTTGGCTTTCAAGGCAATAAACCAAGGGACTTCAGTAAGGTTCCTACAAGAGATATATTTGCTAAGTATCTAGAGTATGTCAAATTACCAACGGGTAAAAGGCGATTGGATTATCGTTACGAAAACCCCAGTCTTGATGCTTGGATGGTCTTGAAATTTGGTTTAGTTCCAGCCGCAGAGCAGAAGCGGAGGGCTGAATTAACGCCAACTGAGGAGTTCCTAGAGGATGTTACTAAGGCAGAGGCAGAATTTGATGAAGCTATGCGTGAGTTAGAAGAGTTATTGAAAGGGTTGAGGTGAATGACTTGACAACTAAAGAAACACCTGTTATAATAAGTAAGAACGAGCAAAAACTACTAAAGTTACTCCACGAAATTGGATATGGGAGGGTTGTACTATACTTGGAAGCAGGGCAACCCATAAGGATTGAAGAGGCTGTAAAAAGCATAAAGCTATAAGCACTTTAACAATAGAATAATTTACTGTTAATGGAACAACCAATGGCAGTTTGAACCGAAAGGTTTGGACTGCTTTTTTATTATTAAAAGGAGGAAACAAAATGACACTGGACGGACCGAAAGGAAATCAGGACCCGAAGGCTTCTGAAAACCCAGAGGAAACTTCGGAAAAAGACCCTGAAACTCTTACAAGGGAACAGGAAAAACAGAAGGCGGTAAGCGATGCTCTATCCGCTGCTGGAAGGGATGCCAAGGCTATGGAGGCCAGGGAGGGCAAGGTAAAAGATGCTCTCGCTAAAGCTGAAAAGCTACAGGCGGACATTAAGAAGGCAGAGGGCGAAAGGGCTGAAAGGGAATATCGGGCAGACCTTGAAAGGGCTGGCGATGACCCATTAGCTCGGAGCAAAGTTGAGTTATCGCAAACCATCAGAAAGCTAAAGGGGGAACTTGGCGACACAAAGACTGAACTGGGTAAGAGGGATGAGGAATTAACTGATGCTAGAAAGGTTGTGGCTGAATCCACGAAGGAGCGAAACGCCCGTGAGATAGCCTCCAAGTATGAAGTTAATCTTGAAACCCTCAAACTTACGGATGGCTCTGTTGAAGCAATGGAAGCCTTGGCTAAGCAATTAACAGGGAAGGAAATTAAAACCTTGAAAGTTGATTCCAGTAAGACGACTACGGGTAGCGGGCCTTTAACGGTAGAACAGGTAAGGAATATGTCTCCAGAGGAAAGGGCTGAGAGGTCTAAGGAAATTGCTAAGTTACCGTTAGGTCTAAAGTAAATACTAGGAGGACAATATGGCATTGGCAAATAGACGACCAAGTGCAGCGACAGACGACCAGTTTATACCAGAAGTTTGGTCATCTAAAGTAATAGACCATGTCAGGGAGAACCTTGTCAGCGTCAATGTAGTCAATACCAGTTGGAAGACTGAACTTGCCATGGGTGATAAGTTATACATTCCAACTATGATAGTAATAACAGGTGGGGATGTTGATGTAACCATAAACACTGTGACAAACGCCACTACTACAGTTACTGACTACACAGGCGATGAGGCTACCATCACGATTGATACATGGTGGGAAATCCCTGTCATAATTGATGACAGCGTGAAAGCGCAGACACAGGTTGGGAATCTGTTGGAAACGGCTGCTTCTAATGCTGCCTTCGGACTAGCGAAGAAAATTGATACTGATGTTAATACACTCTTTTCTTATCTGGGTGGCTACAGTGGTACCACAGTATATGGTTCTGATGGACAGACCTTTACAGATGACATTATGATTGCCCTTATGGAGTACCTTGATGAAAACGATGTGCCAAGGGCAGACAGGTCATTGGTATTTGACCCCTCAAGCATAGCCGACATCTACAAGATAGATAAGTTTGTGAGGTTGGACTATCAAAAGGTATCAGTGGTTACAACTGGTAATATCGGACAGATATATGGTGTGCCAGTTTATGTTACTAATAACCTACTGACTTACGGCATTGGTTCGTATGGTTGTCTGCTACACAAAGACGCAATCGGTCTGGTAATTCAGGATGGGCCGACAGTTGAGAAGTGGCGACACCACGCAGCGCACGCAGATGTTGTAAATGTCAGCGCACTGTTTGGTTCAGACGTATTAAGGGCAACCTTTGGTAGACCGTTCTATACCAGGAAATACTAATAAGGAGTAATCTGTGCCTATATATCAATACAAGTGCGAGAAGTGTGGTAATAAGATAGAGGTGCTACAGAAGATGGGTGGGGTTATCCAATTGTGCTGTGGCAAGGCTATGACTAAACTAATCTCGCCTCTCGCAAGTTATAGGGCAGGTGGTAAATCTCCAACGCGGAAGTGGTGTGAGAATTGGTATCCAGGGAAACCCAATTACTCCACTGGCTCGCTACATGGCGAGAAATACTAAGACGTAGGAGATATTCCGCTCCAATGCGTCAATAAATAAATAAGGAGAAAACATGGGACAACAAGTAAAGATTTACAGAGACCTAGAGTTTCTAGGCAATGCCTCTCACACAGGCAACATCAAAGGAAACATCAGTGTGGAGAAGGTGGTCTATGTTGACCACTTTCAGAAGAAGGCGATAGACACTACTTTCGACTGGAACAGTAATGGTCAGTCGGCTGGTGCCCCGACACATGAAGCACCTCACATTATGAAAATCTCCACAGGGACTCAAGATGATGATGAGTGGGCTGTATCCACTGGGTTGAACTATCGTGGTCAGTACAACTCTATATTTGAGGTTAGAGCACGCAACAGTGATGTTACAGGGTTGCAGTTTTTCATAGGTTTTGCTGATGCAACCTACTACAGTAACAAGATTGCCTTTGCATATTCTGGCACTACGCTTGACTCGGAATGTGCTGATGGCGTTGGGTTCGTGTTCGACCCTGATGCTAATGTTGATTATGTCTATGGTGTCAGTGTCAAAAATACTGCCGATGGTGAAGACATATTCAGTACGGCACATACCTTAGTAAATGATATATGGTTCACCTGTAGGGTTGAACTGGTGGACAACGGCACAACTACTAATGCTTTCTTCTACTTCAATAAAACTGGTGCTGAGATTAACCCTATAACAGACCTGATAGGTATGGAGGCAGATGCTGTCACTAGGACAGACCCATTATGTCTCACGCTAGCTGTGATGAACTTCGGGGCTGGTACCGACAACATTGATGTTGACTATGTGAAAACTTGGAGCGACCCGCAATAGGAGGGGTTATGAATAGAATACTGACCTTTCATTATAAGGGAGCACTAGGACACGAAACTAGGATTGGCCCAACCTATTACATTGAGGCAGACTACTCAAAAGTCGCTGTTAGAGTCTATGCAGAGGAGGCTCCATCAGTTGATACTGGAATAGACATTTATGATGATGGTGTTTCTATCTTTGCAGACACTGCTTCTGGAACCTGGGACAATGCAACAGGTATGGCTCCAGGCACACCAGTAACAAGGATTATCTTGGGTGCTGGACAAAACAGTGACGTGTACGCCGCAGACTTCAACAAAAATATTATAGAGCAGGGTTCATGGGTATACTGCAATCTAGTTGGGGCTGGCGGTGGCAAAAACTTCTCAGTTCATCTGGAATTAGAGGGAGTCTCTGAGGACAGTGAAATTGAAGAATAGCCTTTACGGAAATAGGCTATAAAGAATTTCGGTAATAAATAAGGAGGTCACATAAAAAGTGGCTATAATCAAAGCAAAAGCACAGCAAAGCACGGCAGTTGGTCGTGTAAGTGAGGGTGGGGATGTTTACTTAAGGGCAATGCGAGATGGTGCCCTATTTACTGCGGACTGGAAACAGGCGATGATAATGGAGGGGCGGGGTTTTATGATTAACGTAGGAGCACTTAGTACTGCTGTTACGGGTGGCGGTACACCAGGTACTGCTATTGACCCCAATGGGCCAGAGTTTGTAATTTCAGTTCCAACTGGAACATCTATTTTACCATTGCGGGTAGAGATATGTTCTGCACTCCCCGTAGGTGCTGCGGATGACAATGAGATTGACATTTTGTTGGTAGCAGACCAAGATTCGGCAGTTACAACTGGAACGGCGGGAACTACAGAAGTAATTTACAATATGAATACCCTGAATTCCAGAAGTTCTAACTGCACAGCTAGAAGTGAATTCACGGCTGTTGTAACAGGCCATACATGGGATTTAGAGTTAGCCCACATGAACAAGGTCTTTGAGATGTTCGCTACGTCACCTGATAAGACTGGTGGTTCTCAGTGGACAGAACTACGGTTGTTATACGAACCAAAAACACCTATTGTTCTTAATGGCCCTGCCGCCCTTGTTGGATTCTGGGGTGCTACAACAGTAGCGACAGCCTTTGCATCTATACAGTGGCTCGAGTTACCATCATCGGCAGTTTAACTGCCAGCCTTTACGGTACTAGGCTTAAAAGAGGTACGGTAATAAGATAAGGAGGATGCTATAAATGGCAATCCTAAAGGGAATAGCAAGACAAGATACCGATGTCGGAAGGGTAAGTGAAGGAGCCGATGTAAACCTCCGTGCTACCAGGGATGGTGCTCTGTTTACGGCAGACTGGAAGTTGGCGATGATAATGGAAGGGCGAGGTTTTATGTTCAATGTCGGCACAGGGAACGCTGCTGCTACTGGCGGGGGCTCAGCAGGTACAGTTATTGATATAGATGCTCCCGAGTTCATTGTTCGAGTACCCAACGGAACAAGTATAATGCCCTTGATGATAGAAATATCTACCACACTCCCCGTAGGTGCTACAAATGCCGATGAGGTGGACATCCTGTTGGCTGTAGACCAAGATTCAATGCAAACGGATGGGACATTTGGAACTCAACCAACAATCTACAATATGAACTCATTAAAATCAAGGGGTTCCAACTGTACGGTTGACATGGAATGTGAGGCAGCTATGACTACCCCAGTTAATGACCTTGAGTTGGCTCACATGAACAAGGTCTTTGCGATACACAACACAGACGCTGAGCTCCTGGGGTCACAGTGGACTGAGTTAAAGTTACATTACGAACCAGAGACATTGGTTGTCATCAATGGCCCAGCCATGTTATTGGGATACTTTGGTGGTACTGCGATAACCAAGGCAATCGCAGTTGTTCAATGGCTTGAACTACCCGAAGATATGGTGTAGTTAATTAGGTTTAGGGGGGTTCCTTCTAAAAACCCCCCGAATTAGCAAGGTGTGTGTGTTAAATGAAAGAAGTAATTATTCTGGGCATGGGGCCTTCTGCTGCTTCATGCCCTTTTGATGCCGAGGTGTGGACAACTTCTAGGGCACTTCCAGACATAAAGGGGGAATGCTCCAAAGTCTTCGCTTTTGACAAGTATGAAGGGATTTTACGAGAGGGGCTAGATATTGCCAAAAGCAAAGGCATACCCATTGTTTCGTTGAGGGATTATGCAACTGAGGATTTCCCTTACAATGAGATTGTCAAAGAGTTCAAAACTGTCTATTTCAAAAATACTGTCTCCTATATGCTTGCTTATGCTCTCTATTTGGGTTATGAGAAGATAAGGCTCTATGGTATAGACCAAGGCCCTGAATGGATGTACCTAACCAATAAACCCTATGTTACCTTCTGGTTGGGTGTGGCAAGTGGTAGGGGCGTTGAGTGGGAAGTCACCAAGACCTCTATATTGTTCCGAGCAATGGGGGAACATATCAGGAAGAAATATCTTCTATTAGGGGAGAGAAAGGACTTCGTTACAATTGGACGGTCTGACCGTGACCCGTACTGCTTTGTAAATGGAGTAGACCCAAGTGCCATCACGGTCAAGACATACAACGATGGGAAAGAGGTGGCTAAATGGTATTACAAGGAAGGGGAACCCAACTATCTACCTCCAATAGACCCACACCATAAAGATAATCTTATATGAAGAAGTGTATATGATGCGTAAAAGAAAAGATATAGAGAAAGATGGAACCCGCCCTGAGTTTCTGCTTGTAGAGGTTCTCTTAGACATCAGGGATATATTAGTTAAATCAACAAAAAGGAAGAAGAAAAAATAAGGAGGGTGTGTGTGTAATGAGTAGATACGGACAATGGGTGACTGCTACTATAGCAGTTGGTGCTAGTGAGTCATCTGCCATAGACCTTGGTATAGAGTATGATAACCTAAGCGTACGGATACCACGAATGGATAAATGTAAAATGTACTTACAGGTAGCAGAGGTGCTGGCTGGCCCTTACCAAGATTTAGGTAGGGAGACTACAACTGATTTAGAAACCTTTGACCGAGGTGCTGCGTGGATACTGGGTGGTTTTCGATACATTAAGGTATGCTCCACTGAACCACAGATGGCAGAAAGATTAATAAGAGTTAAGGGGATGAGATACTAATGGATAAATTAAGTAGATTTGGTGGTGGCGGTAATGAGGTATCCCTCATAAGCAAGGAGGGAAAAACACTTGATGATTTAATTGTGGGCCTTGAGTCTGTAGTTGGAGGTCAGGGTAGACAACTTTTACAATCGCAACTTACTCATCTTGGGCATGAGGCAGAGTTGTGGGGGCAAGAGTTCCGAGTGGATGAAAACGATATAGGTATTGAGGAACTCAACGAGAGTGGAAACTCGAGTTAAGAAGTGGGGTAGAGAGGAATGGATAGCAAACTGCAAGGAATACTGCGGTAAGTTGCTCTATATAAATCTAGGTGGGCAGAGTTCGGTGCATTACCATAAGAATAAGAAGGAAACCTTTTACTGTCTAATGGGCAATGTAATCTTTACAGTAGATGGGCAAGAATTTGACTTGAAGGAACCTATCACTATAGAGCCAAACACCCCGCACAGCTTTTTGGGAATTAACCAAGCTGTAATTCTTGAGGTTTCTACCCATCACGATGAGGGGGATGTTTATCGTTTAACGGAGTCATATGGATAAGGTATTTATTACTGCTGAAATTGGGATAAACCATAATGGCGACATTGAGATTGCCAAGAAGTTAATCAATATGGCAATCAGGTGTGATTGTGATGCGGTTAAATTTCAGAAACGCACAGTAGATAAGGTCTATACTGAGGAGTTCCTTAATGGTACTCGACAGAGTCCGTGGGGGACTACTCAGCGAGAACAAAAACTGGGACTAGAGTTTGACTCTGAATATGATGAGATTGATGATTATTGTAAGCAAAATGGGATTTATTGGTATGCCTCATCTTGGGATGTAGGGAGTCAGTTATTCTTGGGGAAATATAACCTGAACTATAACAAGGTGGCATCCAAGATGATTACTAATGAGGAACTTTTAAGAACTATCGCTGAGGAGGGGAAACATACCTTCATATCAACGGGGTTAAATGATGAGGATGCCATATATAATGCGGTGGATATTTTCGCACAGAAAGGTTGTCCGATGACCTTAATGCACTGTGTTATGGATTATCCCTGCCCTCTTAATAAGTGTAACCTGAGCCAGATTCGGGAACTTAAAGAGTATGGTGTGCCAGTAGGCTATAGTGCGCATTTCCCAGGCGTTATAGATACATCAATAGCTGTAGCCCTTGGTGCGGTTGCCGTAGAGAAACACATTACGCTAGACCGCTCCAGTTACGGGAGTGACCAATCATCTTCACTGGAAGAAAGGGGCTTACACATAATGGTTAGAGATGCACGAAATATAGGGAGTATGATGTGAGGTATTGCTTTGATATTGATGGCACTATTTGTACCCAGGAACCAGATAATACGATTCCTTATAACAAGGCAGCGCCTTACAAGGAGAGAATAGCAAGGATAAATGAGCTATACGAGCAGGGGAATCAGATTACACTTTTTTCTGCTAGGGGAACTGTAACAGGAATAGATTGGAAGAGTTTTACTGAGAAACAACTTATGAATTGGGGGGTAAAGTATCACGAACTAATCTTTGGTAAGCCAGAGGCGGACTTTTTTATAGATGATAAGGGGATGACAATTGAGGAATTTATCAGCACCTATAACAGCTCACATTGAAATTACAGAAGCCTGTGACGAGCGATGCCGTCATTGCTATAACTTCTGTAGGGGGGAATCGTTTAAGCCCCAGAGCATATCGTGGGAAAACTTAGATAACACGATAAGTGAGTTAATTAAAAACAAGGTAATGCATGTCATTATCACTGGTGGCGAGCCATTACTTGCCGTGGAAAAGACAATTTATCTTGCGAAGAAGTGTACCAATGCAGGTATGACCATTAGCCTGAACTCCAACCTGGTTTCAGCCACCCCCGACAAAATGGGGAAACTTAAAGATGCGGGTGTAGACCATTGCTTGACTACACTATTCTCACATAAACCTGAAGTTCATAACTTTATGGCAAGTGCTAAAACATGGCACAAGGTAATAAGGGGTATTAAAGTTACCCAAGAAGCAGGGATTAGAGTGTCGGTAAACGCCATTGTCTCGGAGCATAATAAGGGTGATGTGTTTGAAGCGGGTAAACTGCTCTACAAGATGGGGGTAAAGAAATTTATGGCCAACAGATGTATCCCCAGCCAAAACAATAAGGGGAGCTTGCAGCAGGAGTTCTTAGCAGGTAAGGAGCAGACCCAAAAGATGTTTAGTGATTTGAAACGAGTCAGGGCATTGGGCATAGAGGTTCAATCTTGTAGGACGACACCTGAGTGTTTCTTTGATGACCCAGATGGTGATGATTTGGAATTTACTCATAGAGGATGTCACGCTATGACCCAAATATTAACAGATGTTCAGGGTAATGCTAGGGCTTGTCCCCATGAGGGTGAAACCTATGGCAATATACACGAAATAGGTATTAAGGGCGTTTGGGGGAATATGAGGGTGTGGCGTTCTGGGGAATATATACCAGAAGAATGCCAGAATTGCCCTAGACTTGAAACCTGTCAGGCTGGATGTAGAATGGTAGCCTTATATTATACAGATTCTATTAAGGGGTGTGATAACTTGCGTAGAGGAAATCCCAAGCCGCCCAAGTTAGACACTATGATTAACATTCGAGAAGAGGATGGGTTTTACATTTTGAGAAAACGAGGGGCGAAGGTGGGTTTTATTGATAAGTAAAGTTTTAGCTATTATTCCCGCCAGGTATGGGAGTAAGGGAATCAAGCATAAGAATATCCGAGATGTCGGAGGTAAGCCCCTACTCTATTACCAGATTAAAAATGCGCTAGATTCCAAACTTGTTGATACTGTAGTGGTATCATCCAATAGTGCTAAGATTCTGGGAATAGCCAATGATTTGTTTGGTAATAGGATACGAGTGCATCTAAGAACACAGGAACTAGCCACCGATACCTCTAAGGCTGAAGAAACTATGCTAGATGTTCTAAAAACCGTTCTCAGTCAGGTGGTAGTTCTTTTGGAGCCAACAAATCCCTTGAATCGCCCAGAATATATAGATAGTTGCATACAGTTGGTTCTCAATGGATACGATAGTTGTTGCTGTGTGACTGAGGATTTTGGCTTTTTGACAGACGACAACAGGATAATGGAACGACCTATGAAACAAGATATACAACCCCGTTTAAGAGAAACGGGTAATTGCTGGGTTGTTAAGGCAGATGTATTGAGGGAAACTCATAACCGACTGGGCGGGAAAAGGGGGTATGTCATTATTCCTAAACGAGATAGCATACATCTGGACAATGAGGATGACTGGTTAATAGCCGAGACCTTAATGGGAAAGGATTATTATGTCTCTCGCAATGGACATGAAGATTATAGAGAAGGATACTGGGCAAAGGCTGACCCTGATGGCAATTATCGTGAAATGATACTTGAGAGGGATAAGCAGGTAGCTATTTGTAAGGAGCAGTTGGACTATCTGAATCAATACTCTGGCAGGGTTCTGGACTATGGGTGTGGGTTTGGTTTCTTCCTTTCAGGGCTAGATAATAAATGGGAAAAGTTCGGATTTGAACCATCGGATTATGCTAGGGAAGAGGCGGAGCGATATGGGTCTATTGTCAAGGAGATGGATTTCCCTGACGATATGTTTGAAGCCATTATTCTAAACCATGTCATAGAACACCTCCCTGACCCTGTAGGGGCAATCAAGGATATACGGCGTATGCTCAGACCCGAGGGGAAACTAGTAATTACAACGCCTGATTTCAATTCGGCAGTTGCCCAAAGATTTCAGGAAAGGTTTAGATTATTGAACGATAAAGGGCATATAAGTTTGTTTTCTTTATTAGGTTTGTATCAACTTCTAAAAGATAACCTGTTTAATATTGAGAGAGTTACATACCCATTCTTTGAAACGGAATATTTTACAGAGGAGAACTTAATGAGGTTATTTGATACCGACAAGGTATCCCCTCCCTTTGCAGGGAATGTTATGACCTTCTATGCGTATAAGAAATGAAAATTTTACTAATAGCTTATGATAATGGTTCCCATATACACTGGTTTCCTATGGGGTTGGCTTATGTTGCTTCTGCCATGAGGAATGAGGGACATAATGTAGAGATTTACAACCAAGATGTCCACCATTATCCCGAAGAACACTTGAAACAGTATCTTAACAAGAAGCACTTTGATGCAGTTGGATTGAGTATGTGTGCTGGTTATTACCAGTATGCTAAGTTTAAGAAGATTATCAGTGTAATTCCGCCTGATGTGAAGATATGGTTAGGCGGGCAGATGTTCGCCCCAGAGAAAGAATACTTCTCCCAATTTGCAGATTATATCTGTGAGGGGGAGTACGATTATAAGGAAAATGTAGACGATATAGCTCTTCCTGCTTGGGACTTATTCCCAATGGATTACTACTCGCTCTTCCGTTTCCCTAGGAGCGATAATACAGACAGGTGTCTCACTGTATTATCGGGGAGAGGATGTCCATTCAGGTGCACCTTCTGCTATCGTATGGTGCCAGGGTATAGACCACGAAGCCCCGAAAGCATTGTGGATGAGATTAAGATACTAAAGGAAAGGTATCGTGCAACCTATATTCTCTTTAACGATGAACTTTTGATGGTAAGCCCTGATAGGATAAGGAAGCTCTCGGAAGCATTAAAGCCCTTGAATATAAGATGGGGGTGTTGCGGTAGGTTAAACTATGCTAAACCAAAGATATTAAGGGCAATGAAAGATGCGGGCTGTGTATTTATCAACTATGGCGTTGAGTGTTTAGACGATAAGGTTCTCAGGAATATGAATAAAAACCTAACAGTTGAGCAGATAACGAGGGGGGTAGAAAGCACACTGGAATCGGGTATATCCCCAGGGCTTAATGTGATGTGGGGAAATGTCGGGGATACCATTGAGACACTACACAAGACTGTTGATTTTGTGGTGAAGTATAGCGATGATGCCCAGTTAAGGACAATTCGCCCTGTCACCCCGTATCCTGGTTGTGATTTATATTACTATGCTATCAAACAGGGATTACTAGGTGGGGTAGAGGATTTCTATGAAAATAAGCATGTCAACTCGGACTTACTGTGTGTAAATTTCACCGAGATACCCGATGATGTTTTCCACGAGGAATTGCGGAAGGCCAACGATGTATTGGTAACAGAATATTATAAGGGGAAGCTAGATGCTTGCCTTGAGCAATCACACAATTTATACAATAAAAAGGATACAAGTTTCAGAGGGTTTAGGCAAATATAGGGGGTGAATAATGCCATACGCAATAAGAAAAGTTGGAACTAAATTTAAGGTAATCAACACAGCAACCAAAAAGGTTAAGGGAACTCACGCATCTAGGATAGCTGCTCAAAGGCAGATGAATCTACTGCGTGGTGTTGAGCACGGATGGCGCCCGACAGGTCGCAAGGCTAGGAAATAGAGGCTAATCTTGCTTTTAATAATTGGTTTTCTTGCTCTAATTGTTGGACACGCTTAAAAAGTTGGAAGTGATTGCGAGAATGAGTTTTGATATTAAAGACAAAAAGATTCGTAAGGCGGTTATCAAGCTTGTCACCGTTTATATGATGAACTTGCTCATACGAAAAAAGTGGGCGACCAAGATATTGCTCCATTATAAGACGATGTTCGGGGGTCTTATGGCGATTGCCCCTTACATAGCGATAATCGCCGTAAATCACTTTACCACCCTTGTAGGCAGGATTGTTCTCACTAGCATAAAGACCAGATTGCTTACGCCACTTGGCATCACATTTTCTGCTACAAGTTTTTTTAGAGGCGAGTTGAGAAGGGGAGACCTTAATAGGGGTTTGGCAAATTAAACAATGTTTTATAATCATATCCCAAGTATAACAAACTATCAGTTGGTTGTCAAGTATAAGAAGCCAACAGGTAAGAAAGCGAGGAAGTAATGCCTTTATATGAGTATTATTGTTCTCAATGCCATAAGAAGTTTGAGATGTCTAAACCTGTGGTGAATAGACATAGGGTTAGATGTCCTAGATGTAATACAAAGGCAAGGCTAATGCCTTCTGCTTTTAGTTTTAATTTTAAGGGGGGTGTCTAAATGGCAACAAGCTATGCTGATATGCTGATAAAAATAAACCAGATGCTACAAGACCCGACTGGGACAACCTATGATGATACCACAGAAGTAGCCTATTGGATTGAGGAATCCCTGAAGGAACTGGCCACCTATGACCCTCATATTGTTGATGTAATATTCAAGATAGAGAGTAGAACGGGGACTGATACAGGGAGTACAACTACTGCACTAACCGATACTACCAAAGGACAATTCCTTTCTACTGATGCAACCCTTGAAAAGGTTGTGCACAATACTACTGATAATACTTGGGCTGTGATAATGACCGATAGCAGCACGGAAATTCAAACTCTTACTGCCAGCATAATGGCTAGTGGTGAGAGTTACGAGATATACAATAAGCGGTGCAGAAATAATAAGCAAATCTTTATGGGTGATATAGGGGTTGAAGATGTAACTGACCATTTGTGGATTGATTCGGTAGAATATCCTATTGGTACACGAAGGAACTTCAAGGTTTATGGCGATATTCTTGAGATAGATGTTGACTCTGTTCAAGATAGTGATTCTACCAAAGACCCACCTAGTGATATAGATGTCCTTGTCCGGTTTGCCAAGCCTCATAGACTTTGCCAGCTTACTGATTTAGGCGGAGTGACAATGACAGGGACAGACGAGGGAGAGGCTGGGGACAGAAGGGTTCGAGTCAAAGGTTTTACCGAAGGAGAAGTGCCAGAGGTAGGGGATGAATTTTACATAGCAAATCACAGAACTCTTTACACAATTTATGAAGCGGCCACATTTAATGGACAAGACAGTACAGGTAGTATGCTTTACCACTGGCCTGCACTTGAAGCTGATACCGTGGCTGGTGATGCTGTAACCTTTGTGAGTTCTACCCTTAAACCACACCACGAAGAATTGTTCTGTCACCTGGTAGCGGCTAGGGCTGTATTGAGTGATAACATAACCAAAATTGATGCCATAAACAAGGGCGGTCCAGATGTCTGGCAGAGATACCAAACGTGGGGTGAAAGAAAACTGGGCGAAGTATTAGGTAAATTAGAAAGGTTAAGCCCCCCAAAAACTAAAAGGAGCTATCCGACTGATTAGATATGAGAGATTTAACAGGAACAGACCTTGGCGAAGACCAGAAGGCAATGGGGGATGCCAAGTTACGGCTCGCCCTTACTAAAACCGACCAAACTCCCTATACCTATTACATAGATTCTGGTGACGATAGGATATTATTTTCAAGGCATACGGAACAAGAATGGAGTCAAGTCGCCCAAGTAGCTATTCAAGACTCCAGCCACACTATTGCTGACTTATCACCAGATTTAAGGGGTTATAAAGGAGTTATTGGATATGGCTATGGTGCAAATTACAGCGATTGTGCCCCTCTTTGGTGTATCGCACAAAAGACAGACTCGTTTGGCGGTGGGATAGTAACCTCATTGGGTTTAGCTGGCACATTTAACTTGATGAATGAGGATAGGGCATCGGCTGCTTATACACCAGATACTTCTAATACGGATACAATTAAAACAATTTTGACCGCAGTATGCGAAAAGACTTTAGCTCCGTTTACACACTGCACATCTTACACGGCTACCTTTGATGTCTCAACTGGCATAATTGATACCTTTATGCCCAAAGACTCCTTTAGGGTTTATCTCAATGACACACGATTAGCTGTTATTAAAAGGTTAATGCAGTATGTGGGCTATAAGTGCAGGGTTGAGGCTGATGCACAGATTCACTTCTTTATACCAACAGTTTCAAGTTCTACCTATGATTATGAATATGATGATGTGGTTACAGGGCATAACTTCTATGAGAAGAGTGTTAGGAAGCGAGTGGTTATACCCAACTATGTTGTAGTCTCTTCCCACCCAGACCACGAGAGTCCTTATGCTGGATGGACTGGTTATAAGGCAGACACCACCGATGACGGTGATATAGAGAAAAAAGAGTATAAATACTTCCGAGTAACCAGTGATGCCCAATGCGTTTCTATTGCCACTAACCTTTTATTACATCATCAAATGGATGCTGAGAAGGGACACGGCTTTGCCCCAATGAACTGCGGGCAGGAAGTCTTTGACTATGTAAATATAACCGACTCGAGAGTGGGCGATGAAAGGTCTGGGAATATAGGATATGTCAACAGGGAATACTCACAAGGTAAGTTCACGATGGAGTTCAGGTTTGGCAGTATAGCCCCAGGACAATATCTAGGGACTACGCCACCACAGATGGTAACTGCCAAACCCACGGAGGTAATATCCATAGCAGCACTTGCGGAACAAATTATGACATTGTGGGATAACCAGATGGCTTTAGTGGATGCCATAATTGAAACAAAGCAAGAGGTTATAGACCTTGAACCCGATGCTGGTATTCCCTCTGGTGGCGGAGAGGGTGGCGAAACTTGGGTTACTGCGTTTGATGGCTCTACTGATTCACCGACATTAGTAGCTTGGGGATTTGAGTCTGGATTACCATTTACCCCAACAATCGCTATGTACTTCTCGCCTGTTATAGAAGAAGTATCTGGAATTGATATTATTTATGTAATAGATAGAGGTAACTCTGAATTCTGGAAATATAACATAACCGAAAAGGGGTGGTATCAACTAACTTCGCCCACCTATACTGCCGAGAATTGCTATAGAACCCTAGCAATAAATCCACTAGGAACAAAACTCGCCTGTGTTAGTGAGGGCGGAGCCAGTGAACCCTTTGGTAGAAGGATAGAGATTTACACAATCTCTACGGATAGTTGGACTGCTTCTTCTCAAGTAGCAATAATAGTAAGCCGAAGTGGAGGGCTTAAATCTCTTGTCTGGGAAGATAATGATACCATCTGGGCTTGGGCAAAGGATGGCACGAACTTAAAGGGTAAGTGTATAAAGTATGTTCCCTCTACCAATACCTTTACAGTCTATACAAATGATACTGGAACGGAAACAACTTGGCAAGGCAGGGATGCTGCTATAAAGGGTACTACAATAGTTTATGGCGGAACCATCGGGAGTGATAGCGATGATTACCACACATACACAATAGCCACAGACACCTACACAAAGGTAAGTGTGCCCGCACCCTCTGGTCTTAACTATTCCTATACTTACGATAAAGATAAATTATGGTTTGTTGATACTGCCGATTTCAGGCAGGGCTATATTGATACTGCCGATGACAGCGTGAATGCAGATAAATTTGCCGAAAACACGGATAGGACTGCGAGTTACGGTGCCATCTTTGGGGTTAATGATGCGGGGAGTACCATAGTCGCTTGGGCAAAAAGCACAACCCCAAGATTGATGTCAGTAATATCGGGCGAGAATTATCTCCTTTGCACCCTTCACACCAATATCTTCACAACTGTTAAAATAGAAAAGCCCAATGATAATTTTGCAGTTCTATGCGTTAATACGGATGGGAACTGGGAGTCACAGAGCTATGACCACTCTGCCTTCGCCTGGCTGGGAACTGGGACTTGGAACTTATATTACCCCAAGCTTGGGGATTATACAGGGGTGGTCATCAAGCATGGAGTAGATTAAATGCCAAGTCTTAATGCAGTAATTGAAGGAATAGTTAGAAGGCTTAATGCCCACAAGGCTCGGCATCAAGATGGTGGTGCTGATGAGATAAGCCTTGCTGGGCTGACAGTAGCCAGTGAAGATATAGACTTTACCTTAAATGAATATACATCAGCCCAGACTTTAACAGCAGATAATTACTTGGTAATAGTGGATGCTAGTAGCGGGAATATCACGATTACCCTCCCTGCTTCAGCATCCCATACCAATAGAATATACACAATTAAGAAGATAGACTCAAGCCAGCATAAGGTAACAATAGATGCCAACTCTACCGAAACAATAGATGGCGAGGAAACGATAGTATTAAACCTACAATATTCTTATGTTACAATAATCTGTGATGGCACAGAATGGTGGATAATCGGAGGTGAATACGTGAAGATGGAAGATATACTAGAGCGCATAGAAGACAAACTTGAGACATTTCTAGAACGAGAAGCTAAGGCACTGGTTACAATAGATAAGGTTATGAGGCATCTTGGTGGTGCATCCACATTAGAGGTTGATGATGATGAGGTAGAAAAGGGTCTTAAAGATATGATGGTTGAGGTTGAGGATTAAAGTGTCTGAGTTTAAGGTAGAACTACCCCCCTTTAGCGGGAAGATTTATAGTAACACAAAGACTATGGCTGATAACAACGCTACTAGATTTGAAACAACCAATGTGAGGCTTCGTGACGTTGTCATTATTGTTGAAACACAGAATATGCTGTTGGGCAGTTCGGACGAAGTTGTCTATCCCGTTGATGTTGATGATACTCTTGGCTTTACACATATTGATATAAGTACCCTTTACTTCAAAAATGCTGTAGCAGGTAGCAATGGTAAAATTTCGGTACTGGGGGTGAAGGAATAATGGGGTTCCATACAAAGGCTTGTATCCCCAAGGCTACCGACTGGAAGGGTAACTTCAACTGGGATACATCTGCCTATACAACAGTTGAGCAGGATATTTCAGCCCTATTCTCTACCAATCTAGCCATAGCTACTCGTAGGAAATATACAGTCTACCTTGACCTGACAAACGTAGCAGCAGATGGTAGCTTTTCTGAACTCTACCTTGCAGTTAAGACTAAGGTAGATGGTACTAATTATAGAGCCATTGACAGGAAGACGGTAACAAAGGCTCAAATTGCAGCCACAGCAGAGCCTGGAATTGTTATAGACATTCCTGCCACATCTGAATATATCCAGATTGCTATGCAGATGGAAACTGCTTTGGCAGGAGACGCAACTATCTACTATGCTGTTGTGAAGGAGGCTTTAGAATAATGGGATGGGTATCACCTACTGGATTTGTAGACGAAGACACAGTGTGGAACAACGAGGGTAATGCCTATGATGAGAATACTGGAACATTTACCCATCAGGCGATGGTTCCTGATAGCGAGAGGTGGAGTTCCTTTATTGAACTTACTCACGCTGCGCTAGATTGTGACAAGGTTAGATTCTGGTGTCTCTACGATGGAACAAACAGAAAGAATGTTGATGTAGATGTTTATTATGGTGACACTTGGGTTGATGTTTACGAAGGCGTTGTTGCTAGTGGTGAATTCGTAGAAAAAGATGTTCTAGCAGGGGAGCAATCTATAACAGCACTTAGGTTTAGACAAACTGTGGGTGCAGGTGTAGGTCTAAATATTATACTCTATGAAGCTGATTTTTGGGAAGAGCCTGTTCCAACACCAGTAACAGATGGAGACTTAATAGGAATAGGGATTATAAGGAAGAGTTAAGGGGGGAATAAAATGAAATGGCAACCTAAAGATGTAATCGCCTGTATCATAGTGGCTGGCTGTATAGCTATGATATGTCTGGGCATAGACGGCACAATCAAGTGGACTCTACTGGCTATGGTTGGTGCTTATTATGGCATTGACCTTACTCCATTCATTAAGCTAGGGAGAAACCAGAAAAGTAAGAAAGCCAGCTAGGATAATTCCACAATCACCCATTCGGGTGAGCCCCTATTGCTTAAAGTCATCCGTTTGAGTGATTGTCAACACTAGCCTCATACTCTATATTAACATACTGCCCAGAATAAATGGGCAAAATATAGAGGAAAGGAGGTAAACAGATGAGACTACCGAAAAGGGGGCAGAGGGGGTTCACGCTGATTGAGCTGCTGATTGTGGTTGCCATCCTTGGTGTGCTGGCAGCAGTGGTCATCCCCAATGTGCAGAGGTTCATCGGTGCTGGTGAAACAGAAGCACAGGAAACTGACCTCAGCACTATTCAAACAGCAGTGGTAGCTATGATGGTTGACAATCAGGTGAGCGAACTGAGTGCGGTAACAGTAGCCACCAACAAGATGGATGAGTTCCCCGATACGACAACACCAGACCCCCTTAGAGTGGCTTGGGCAGCACAAGGGGCAACTGGGCTTTTACCAGGGTATCTGCTCTATGGCAACCAGGTAATCGTTGATGTTAACGGTGATGGCATTTACCTTTCTACCGATGGCGAGGGTTTTAAGCTTGTCAACTATGTCGGCGTACCACAAACTGCGTATTGGTATACTATGACGGCTGATGGAACGGTAAGTCAAGAACTCACTGCCCCATAGTAAATTGTGGCGGGCTCTGTCAGGG